CTGACCCTGGCCGTCGGCCTGGATAACGGTGACCTGGGTCAGGCCAAGCTGAAGATCGCTCACAAGGATCGCAGCAAGGGCGACTACAACATCAAGATCACCCTCAACGACGGCGATCCTGATGCCACGCCGGCGCTGCTGCCGACCACCTTCTACCTGCGTGGCAAGGTGATGAACAACACCGTCGCCGCCGGCGCCGCTGACAACGTGGTTCGCCGCAACGTCACGATCGGCATCAACTCCGACATCCTGGAAATTCTCCCGGCTGCCGCGGCTTAACCCGAGGGGCTTCGGCCCCGAACCCCAAGGATTCGACGCATGAGCAAGACCCTTTTCGGTACCGTCGACATCACCCTCGACGGTGAGACTTACACCCTCAAGCCTACGCTTGGCGCGGTGCGCACCATTGAGGCCCACTTCGGCGGGCTGCGCGGCGCATCCCAGGCGCTGAATGCCCTGAGCATCGACGGTTGTGCGGTGATCATCGCCGGCGGTGCCGGGCTGACCGGCAAAGCAGCCGAGGCCGTTGCTGAGCAGGTTTGGCAGGCTGGCGTCATTGACGTCAGTATTCAGCTCAATGCCTACCTGGCAGCGCTGTACAACCCCAAGGGCCCTGACGCGGGAAAGGAAAAGCCGGCGGCGGCGTAAGTGCTGTCGAGAACGGCAGCTACGTCGACCGGCTCTACGCGGTGGCCACCGGCTGGCTGGGCTGGGCGCCCGAATTGGCCTGGACCACACCGATGCCCGAACTGTTCCTGGCCATGGACGCCAAGATCGAGTGGGCCCAGATGACCAACCCGTTCGGTGGAGGGAAGACCAAGCCCAAGTCTGATAAGCCATCGCCTTCAGCCGTTGCGGATAAGCTGCGGCAGGCGCTTACAGGGAAGCAGGCGCAATAACGTTGGATAAGCAAAAAAGTGCTTTGTGATGTCAGGCAGTGGTAAGTTCCCTTGAAATACAGGGAGTGAAGCGATGCGTATTTCTATTTTGTTTGCTGCATTGGTGGTGCTGTACGGTTGCTCGGGCTCTCAGTCTGCGGTGCGGTCTTCAGTACAAATCGCCCAGGCTCAGCCTGCTCAGAAAGAAGTTTTCATAAAGCTCGATCCTGCAGGAAAAAATGTACCAGCAAAAAGCTTTACTTCTGCTAAAGGCCTTCTTGGCGAAATCCAAAGGCTTGGTGGCCCGCGAGGGGAGTATGAGACTGATTCTGCCTTTGCAAGCAGAATGTCTTCTTTTGGAAACTTCTCCGTAAATGGGGTCGTTCTTCCATCATCGATAAAATTTGATAGGGTTACCGGTGAGTTTTCTCTTCGCGTCTCAATGCGCGACGCTCAGGGGATGGGATTTAAGAGTGGGCAGGATCCTTTGAAGGCTGCCAGCACCGACTATCCGTCGTTCGATTTGGGGGAGGACACGTATTCTAGAGGGGCGTACTCCGGGCAGAACGCTTTCGGAGCAACAGCTTTGATAGAGAAGCAGAAAATCGACAGATATTTTCTCGTCTTCAGTCCTGTCCCTAAAGCGCCTGGGACAATATTTTTCTACAACGTTTCGGGCAAGTTGAAAATATCGGCAAAAGAAATGGAGAGCCAGCGAGACAATATTCGAGTCAATTTTACCGTGATGCCAGTGCCCGATTTTGTGCAGGTCGCTAAGAACTATCACGCGCCAACGATCAGCAGCCCGCACGAGTCAGAAATTGATAGTTACTTTTTCCAAGCAAAGGTGTTTTGGATCAAAGTAGTAAATATCAAAACAGGTCAGGTGTACGACGAAGAAGCAAAAATGAGCATAGAGACAATCTGAGATAATCATTTCATCAAGAAAAACCCACTTCGGTGGGTTTTTTGTTGCCTGGAGAAAAGCATGGCGGGTACCGACGTACAGGGGATGCTGATCCGCATCGAAGCCACCACGGCGCAGCTGCGTCAGGAGCTCGCTCGGGCCGACTCCAGCGTCGGGGATGCGTCAACTCGGATAGACAGAAACCTGAGGCGTGTTGACAACGCCTTTGACCGTGCTGGTGATAGCGCGCAGAGTGCTTCTGGTTTGATCAAAAGCGCTTTGGCGGCAGCGGTTGGCGCGGCATCTGTCGGCAAAATTATTGAAACTGCCGATGCGTACAGCCAGATGTCCGACCGGATCGGCATGGCCACCGGAAGTGTTGGCGAATACAACCTGGTGCAGGATCGGCTACTGGAAACAGCGAAGCGCACCTATCGACCTCTGGCAGAGGCGCAAGAGCTCTACATCCGTACTTCCAGCAGCTTGAAGTCGATGGGCTACAACACCAGCCAGGCGCTGGACGTGATGGATAGTTTCAGCTTTCTGCTGGTGACGAACTCGGCCTCGGCAGATAAAGCCAGTTCCGCCATCGATGCTTACTCCAAGGCGCTTCAGACAGGCAAGGTCGAGGCTGACGGCTGGCAGGCAATCCTCGCCGCAATGCCAACTGTTGTCGATACGATCGCCAAAGCAACCGGTAAAACAGCGGAGGAGATTCGCAGCCTTGGTGCTCAGGGCAAGTTAGGTCTGGATTTATTGACTGATGGCCTGCAAAAGTCTGCCGAAGCTAACGGCTTGCTTGCGGACAGCATGGGTGTTGCTGTCCGAGACGCAATCCAAAACCTGAATAACGCCTTCTCGGTATATGTCGGTCGGCTGAATGAGACGACGGATGGGACTGGCGTTCTTGCCAAAGGGATTAGCACCCTTGGCGACAACTTTGAGACTCTGGCGAACATCGCCGGCGTTGTCGCTGTTGGTGCGATGGCTGGTTACGCTCGACAGCTCGTAGGCGCTGCCGCCGCATCTGCAGCTGCTACAAGAGCCTCAATTGCGGATGCCATGGCACGCAAGGCTCAGGCCGCATCCGTCCTACTTGTTGCTCAGGCGGAGCAGCAGAAGGCTCAGACCACTGTGTTTCTGGCGCAAAGAGAGGCGCTTGCTGCGAGGGGCACGGCTGTACAGACGGAGCTTTCGTTGCAGCTCGCCCAGGCGCGGATGATTGAGGCTCGTGCCACCAATGCTGTATCTGTCGCCCAGGCGGCGGTTGGCAGAACTTCCCTTGGTCTTCTTGGGGTCTTGGGAGGACCGGCCGGTATCGCCATCCTGGCAATTGGTGCCGCGACCGCGTTTCTAACTTTGCGTGACAACACCAGTACTCTGGAAAAGAAACTCGGGGATCTAGCTGACCCTATCGACAAAATCGTAGACCGCTTCGAGAAGCTGAACCGAGCCACGCAATCCGTAACGCTGCGAGAACTTGAAGCAAAAATCGGGGACATGCAGACAAAGCTCGGGCAGATGTCCGGGGCGATCGCGGACAAGTTTGAGAGCGACCTTCGAGGGATGGGGGCTGGCGGCGCAGAAGGCCTTATGGCCGGGTTGACGTCGTTGCCGGCTGACGCGCAGAAGGCTTTGGAGTTGGTGCGCCAAGCGTCCAAGGACCAGGCAGAAGGGGTTGTAGTCGATTGGAAGTCGGTTGCTGATCAGCTCCGTCTCATCCCGGGTGTTACTGAAGCTATGGCTGTTGCCATAGAAAAGAATCAGGAGAATGTCACCGATCTGAGTGCGGCCTTGCAAGAGCAACGGGCAGTACTAGCGAAGCTCACGGGCGCTGTAGATGACAACACCCGCGCAGAGACAGAAAACGCCGCCGCCAAGGCCAAGGCTGCCCAAGATGGCCAGAAGTATCTCGACCAGTTGTTGAAGCAGCTGGCGACGGCTCAGGACAAGACGAATCTTGAGGCTGCAAATCGTTATATCAAAGACAACACTCTTCTGACGGACGGCATGGTTGTCGCCATCCGCTCAGCTGCTGCAGCGAGGGACGCTCAAAAAACCGCTGACGATGCGGCAACAAAGGCCAAGCAGAAGAATGCCAGTGTTACCGAGTCGGCAGCGAAGAAGCAGGGCAAGGACTTCGCCACCGCCGAGGAGGGCTACAAGCGCCAGATCGAACTGATCAACACGACCGGCAACAAGCAGAAAGACGCCACGGAAGTCATGAAGCTTACCTTCGAGCTTCAGGAAGGCAAACTCGGCAAGTTGAGCGAAGCGCAGAAGAAAAAGCTCCAGGGCATGGCCGCCGAACTGGATGCGCTGAACAAGCTGAAGAAGGCCAACGAGGACGACCTCAAGCTGACGGCGTTCAAGAATGCCCAGGCGCTGACCACCCAAACCACGAAGGACGGGTTTGATCAGGAGCTTTCGGGCGTCGGGATGGGCGACAAGGCTCGCGACCGTATGCGGGCCGACCTGGCCATGCGGCAGAAGTACGCCGCTGACGTCAATGAGCTGGTTAAGCAGCGTAACAGCGGCGAGATCACGCCGGAGCTTTACCAGAACGAGACGGCGGTACTACAGGCCGAGCTCGACAAGCGCCTCCAGGCTCAGCAGGATTTCTACGACGCCACGGAT